CGACGACGGCTACGCCTGCGCCGACCACGGCTGCCGCTGCGGCTGGGAGTTCCCGTACCGCGAGGGCGAGCCCACGGGCATGCCCTGGCCGACGCCGCTCGTCCAGATCACCGCGGTCTCCGAGGACCAGACCGACAACGCGTACGACGCCCTGCGGCCGATGATCGAGCTCGGGCCGCTCGCCGACCGGATCCAGAAGACGGGCGAGCAGTTCATCCGCCTGCCGTCGGGCGGGCGCATCGAGACCGTCACCTCGTCCGCCCCGTCCCGCCTCGGCCAGCGCATCACCTTCGCCAAGCAGGGCGAGGCCGGGCTGTACACGAAGCGCAACGGCATGGAGCGGGTCGCCGACACGCAGTACCGGAACCTCGCCGGCACGGGCGGGCGCGCCAGCCTCGACACGAACGCGTGGGACCCGGCGGAGCACTCCGTCGCCCAGCGCGAGTTCGAGTCGCAGGCGGGCGGCGTCCTGAAGCACTTCACCCAGGCGCCCGCGCACCTGTCCTACGGCAACAGGGCCGAGCGCCACCGGATCCACCGCGCCGTCTACCCGGCCGAGGTGCTGCGCGAGAACGGCGGGCACATCGACCTCGACTCGATCGAGGCCGAGGCCGCGAAGATGGCCGAGCACGACGAGGCGCAGGCCGCCCGGTTCTTCGGCAACCGCCTCGTCACGGGCGCGGGCCGGGCGTTCGACCCCGACGTCTGGCGAGAGCGCGCGGAGAAGGTCCCGCACGAGGTCCCGCACGGGTCCCTGGTCACGATCGGGATCGACGGCTCGAAGCGCTGGGACCACTTCTCGATGGTCGCGACCGAGGTCGCCACCGGCTACCAGTGGCCGCTCGGCATCTGGACGCCCGCGGGGCCCGAGGCCGAGGTCCCGATGGACGAGGTCGACGCGACGCTCGCGCAGGCGTTCGAGGACTTCGACGTGTGGCGCGCCTACGCCGACCCGCCCTACATCGAGTCGTGGGTGGCGTCGTGGAAGGCGCGCCACGGCGACGACCGCGTGGTCGCCCGCGAGACGGCGTCGGTCAAGCTCGAGGCGTACCGCCTCCGGGCGTGGCGCGAGGCGCAGCGGGCGGGCGAGATGAGCCACTGCCACCCCTCGCACCCGCTGTGCGCCCTGTTCAGCTCCCACGTCGCGAACGCGATGCGCCGGGACACCGGCTACCGCGACGACCTCGGGCCGCTGTGGACGGTCGAGAAGGACCGGCAGGGGTCGCCCAGCAAGATCGACAGCGTCCCGGCGGCGGACCTCTCGTGGGAGGCGCGGACCCACGCGGTCGCCGCTGGCGCGCTGGCGGTCCCGGCGGCACTCCCCGACCCGACGGCGGTGTGGGCGTGAGCCGCCTGACGGCGCCGCTGCGCTGGTGGCGCGCCCTCGACGCGTCCGAGCGCGTGCTGTACCGCGCGATCGCCCTGCTCGGGGCCGGCTGCGCGCTCGCGTGGCCGCCCGCCGGCCTCATCGTCCCCGGCCTCCTGTACACGGCCGTGTTCTTCAAGCTCACCTGGAGGACCGGCTGATGGGCGACGTCGCGCTGATGCTCAGGGAGCGGGCTGTCGGATGGGTGCCCGAGATGTTCCGCGGCATGCCCGCCGTGGACAACTTCCTGCCGCAGTTCAGCTACGGCGGCCGGTCCTACCCGCTCCAGCAGACCCTGCTCGGGGCCGTCAACGAGATCGTGCCCACGTTCGAGGGCTACGCGGGCCGGCTGTTCAAGGCGAACCCGATCGTCTTCGCCTGCGAGATGGCGCGGGTCAGCCTGTTCATGCAGGCGCGGTTCATGTGGCAGCGCCTCAACTCCGGCGTCCCCGGCGACCTCTTCTCGTCCCCCGAGCTCCGCAGTCTCGACCGCCCGTGGCCGAAGGCGACGACCAGCGACCTGCTCGCCCGGATGCTCCTCTACGCCGACTTCGGCGGCAACTCGTTCGTCGTACGCCGCCCGGGCGCCATGCGCCCGCTGCGCCCCGACTGGACGACGGTCGTCCTCGGCAGCGACGCCGACCCCGAGGCCGCCGCGTGGGACGTGGACGCCGACATGCTCGGGATCGCCTACTGGCCGGGCGGCCCCGAGCACGCCGAGACGCCGCAGCTGTTCCTCGCCGAGGAGTTCGCGCACTTCGCCCCCACGCCCGACCCGCTCGCCCCCGGCGGCCTCGGCATGCCGTGGGTCGAGTCGATCGTCCGCGAGGTCATGGGCGATGCCGCGGCCACCGAGCACAAGCTCTCGTTCTTCCGCAACGGCGCGACGCCGAACATGGTCGTGACGGTCGACAAGGCCTACAGCGACCCCCAGATCAGCGCGCTGCGGACCCAGATCCAGGAGCGGCACGAGGGCGCGGCCAACGCCTACCGCTCGCTCGTCCTGCGGGGCGCGGTGGAGAAGGTCGACGTCGTCGGCAAGGACCTCCAGCAGCTGGACTTCAAGGAGGTCCAGGGCGCCGGCGAGACGCGGATCGCGGCCGCCGCGCGGGTCCCCGTCACGGTCATCGGCTTCTCTGAGGGCCTCAAGGGATCGTCGCTCAACCAGGGCAACTACGAGAGCGCCTTCCGCCGGTTCGCCGACCTGATGGCCCGCCCGGCGTGGCAGAACGCCGCGGGCTCGCTCGAGACGCTGCTCACGCTCCCGACGACGGGCAGCGGCGGCGGCAGCCCCTGCCAGCTCTGGTACGACGACAGGCACATCCCGGCGCTCAAGGACGACATCAAGGCCGCCGCCGAGGTACGCGCCCTGGACGCGACGGCGATGCGGACGCTCGCGGACGGCGGCTGGGAGCCCGACGCCGTGATCGCGGCCATCACCTCCGGCGACCTCAAGAACCTCAAGGGCCACCACACCGGAACCCGCCCCGTGCAGCAGGCGGCCGGATCCGGCCCAGACCCGGCCGCGGCCGACCCGCAGCCGGAACCCCCGACAGGAGGCCAGTGATGGCGAAGCCCGCACCGTCGCACGCCGACGCGCTCCTCGAGTCGCCCTGGGCGCTCCTGCCGCGGACGCTCTCCCGCATCGCCGCCTACCTCCGCTCGCCCGACCCGCGCGGCGACGCGCACGGCGTACTCGCCCTGTCGGGACCCGAGGAGGGCGCGCGGCGCGCGGGGAGCGTGTCCCTCATCGACGTCTACGGCGTGATCGAGAACCACAGCGACCTGTGGCTCGAGCTGTTCGGCGGCACCAGCATCGAGGGCCTCCGCGCGCAGCTCGCGGCAGAGCTCGCCGACCCGAACGTCTCGGCGATAGTCCTCGAGTTCGACTCGCCCGGCGGCTCGGTCGCGGGCGTCACCGAGCTGGCCTCCGAGATCCGCGGCCTGCGGGGCGGCGCGAAGCCGGTCGTCGCCGCGGTCAACACGATGTGCGCGTCGGCCGCCTACTGGCTCGCCAGCCAGTGCGACGAGGTCGTCTGCACCCCGTCCGGGTCGGTCGGGTCGATCGGCATCTACCTCGTCCACGAGGACGACAGCCGGATGCTCGACGAGATGGGCGTGACCGTGTCGCTCATCTCCGCGGGCCCCCACAAGACCGAGGGCAACCCGTTCGAGCCGCTCACCGACGAGGCCCGCGCCGCGCTCCAGGAGCGCGTCGACGCGAGCTACGCGCAGTTCACCGCCGACGTCGCCGCCGGGCGGCGCGTCACCGCCTCGCAGGTCGAGTCCGACTTCGGCGGCGGGCGCGTCCTGCCCGCCAAGGCCGCCAAGGCGGCCGGCATGGTCGACCGCATCGAGACGCTCGGCCAGACCGTCGGGCGCCTGTCCCGCAGGGGCGGCGCGTCCGGCCGGCGCATGGCCGCGGACGACCTGACCCCGGACCTCGCCGCCGCCGAGCCGGAGTCCGACGACGACCCGATCCCGTTCGCGGAGCGCCTCGCCGCGGTCGCCGCCGAGGCCGAGGGCCTCGCCGCCCACGCCCGCGAGCGGGCCCGCCTCCGCGCCAAGGAGGGGAGGCCCGCCTTCTCCACGACCACCGAGCGGTCCCTGCGGTCGATCCGCGGCGCCGTCGATGAGCTCCTCGCGCTGGACGAGCCGGCGCCCGATCCCGCACCGCAGGCCCCGGTCGAGCCGGCCCCGGCGGCACCGACCCCCAAGCCGGCGCCCCTGTCCCGAGCGGACTTCGTGCGCCACCTCCAGGAGCACCAGCCCTGATGTTCGCCCTGACCGACCTCGACGCCTTCCGCAGCGCCGGGGAGTACGCCACCTACATCGCCGACCTCGAGGGGCGCCTCAAGGAGCTCGACGACTCGCGCCCCGGCCAGCCGCTGGGCGACGACGAGCGCGCCGAGTTCGCCGAGATCGTCAAGATCAAGGAGGAGGCCATCACCCGCAAGACCGAGGTCGAGGCCCGCACGGCCGTCCTCGCCAGGAACGTCACCGACGCCGGCCGCGCCGTCCCGGCCTCGCCCCGGATCGGCATGCCGCAGGTCGCCAAGGCCCGCCGCGTGCCCGAGGACATCTTCGCCCTCGAGCAGTACCGGAACCTCTCGGGCAGTGAGGACCAGCTGCTCCAGGCGTACCGCGACGGCGCCATGTTCGCCGTCGACCGGGCGCTCTACCCGAACCCGCAGTCGGTCGACTCGGTCGAGAAGGAGCACCTCGCCAAGCTGCTCGACTTCGCCGACCAGCCGTGCGCCTCCAACCCGAGCCGCGAGCTCTCGCGCCGGGTCATCGCGACCGGATCGCCGGTCTACCTGCGGGCGTTCACGAAGTACCTCCAGGGCCGCCCGCTCTCGCCCGACGAGCAGCGCGCGGTCGCCCCGTGGACCGTCCAGACGGACGCCACGGGCGGCTACATGGTCCCGTTCTACTTCGACCCCACCCTGCTCCACGTCGGCGCGTGGACGGCCACGAACCCGTACCGCCAGGCCTGCACGGTCAAGACGATCGTCGGCACCGACACCTTCCACGGCTCGACGTCGGCCGCCTTCACGGTGACCCGCGCCGCCGAGGCCGCGGCCTCGACCGAGGGCCTGGGCGCCATCGCCCAGATCAGCGCGATCGTCGCCAAGGTCCACGGCATGGGCACGTTCTCCAACGAGCTGCTCCAGGACCGCCCGGACCTCACCTCGGAGATCGCGTCGCTCATCGCCGAGGCCAAGGACACCGAGGAGGAGTCGACCTTCTCGGTCGGCATCGGAGACGCCGTCGGCGCGGGCTACAACCCGATCGGCATGCTCGCCGCGGGCGCCACCTCCGGCGCGTTCACCTCGCTGACCACGGCCGGGTCCACGACCCTCGCCGCGACGGACGCGGACCTCGTCGAGGCCGCGCTCCCGATCCGGCACCGCAAGGGGGCCGCGTGGTTCATGGGCCGCGCCTCGATCCGCCAGTGGCAGGCGCTGGAGACCACGACCGGCAAGCTCTTCGGCGGCCAGTACTACCAGCGGGTCGACAACCCCGACAACAACGCGACCGGCAACACCGGCCTGCGGATGCTCGGCTACCCGGTCTGGGAGACCCCGTCGGGCCTCTCCGGCACGACCGCTGGCCTCATCCAGTCCGCCCTCGTCAACCCCTCCCGCTTCTACATCATCGAGCGCGCCGGCATGACGGTCGAGACCGTGCCGCACATGTTCGACGCGACGACCGGCTACCCGACCGGAAACCGAGGCATCTACGCCTGGTGGCGGAATACCGCGAAGCCCGCCGACGTCAACGCCGGCCGCCGCCTCGCCATCAAGGCCTGATCCCCAACCCCTGAAGGCCGGGGGCGCGAGCCCCCGGCCACCACACCCCGAGGAGAGCGAATGGCGACCACCGACGCGCCGACCATCCACCAGGTGGTCGCGTCGTTCACCACCGAGGTCGAGGGCGAGTCCGTGACCTACGCCGCGGGCGAGCTCGTCCACCCCGACGACCCGCTGCTCAGTAAGCTCCCGCACCACTTCCGGCCGGTCGAGTTCCCGCACCCGGTCCGCCCCCCGAAGGCCAAGGCCGCCACGAAGGCCAAGGCCGATCCGGCCCCCGAGTCGATCGCCCCCGAGACCGATCCCGAGCCCGCCGCGCCCGAAGCGGTCGAGGCCGACTGATGGGCAGGCCCTGGACGAACCTCTCGGCCGCCCCGACGGCGGTCGCCAACGGCCTCGTCGCGTCCGTCGCCATGAAGGTCGGCGCGTACACGCTGGCCGCCAACAACGCGCCCTCCGGGGCACGCCACGTCACCTGCACCCGCACGGTCGTCGGCGGCGCGGACACCGCCGGCACGCTCCTCGTCACCGGCACCGACCTGTCGGGCCAGGTCATCACCGAGACCCTGACGCCCGGCGCGACCGGCGTCCTCGTCACCGGCACGAAGTTCTTCGCCACCGTCACCGACGTGACTGGCGCCGGCTGGGCGACGGCCACGGGCGACGACACGATCGTCGTCGGCTGGGACGCCCAGTGCGCGGTCGCCACGGGGTCCGGGACGCTCTACGCGATCGTCGTCAACACGACGGCCGCGGGCACGGTCACCGTGACCGACGGACGCGGCCAGATGGCGGTCCTCAAGTCGAGCATCGCCGAGGGCTCGTACTTCTACGGCGACGAGGGCATCGCGTTCTCGGGCTTCCTCCGCGTGGAGCTCGGCGCGGCGTCGAACGTCACCGTCATCCACTCGGGCTCGGTGCCCGGCAGCTACGCGATGGCCTGAGCCGTGGCCGACCCATACGCCACCAGCGAGCAGGTCCTGGCGATCTTCGAGACGCCCATCACGAGCGCCGCGAAGATCGCGCGCCTCGACTCGGCCGCGATCACCGCGTCCGAGGAGCTCGACAAGGAGCTGGGCGGCCGCGACTACCGGAGGCACCCGGCGCTCGAGGCGGACGACGCCACGAGCGAGTTCTACGCCGACGGCGACGGGTCGGGCATCCTGTGCGTCCACCAGGGCATCCCGGCGGCGCCCGTGAAGCTCGAGGTGAGCTGGGACCTCGGGCAGTCGTGGGCCGAGGTCGCGTCGGCTGGCTGGTGGCTCGCGGGATCCGACCCCTACTCGTCGGAGCCGATCCCCGACGGCGAGCCGTGGTTCCACGTCCGCATGCACCCGTGGGCGGGCGCGCCCGTCTTCCCGCGCGGGACCCGCACCGTGCGGATCACCGGCGCCTACGGCTGGCCCGCCGTCCCGGCCACGCTCGTCGAGGCGTGCGCCCAGCGCGCCCGGCAGACGGCGTTCGGCGACGCGGCCTACGAGGGGAGCATCCCGTCCGACCCGGCGTTCGGCCCGCAGTCCGCGTCCGGGCGCTGGCCGCACGCGTTCTACAGGTTCCTCGAGCGGGAGCGCTCGAGGTTCTTCTGCTCGCGATGACGCACGTCGGCATCGTCGGCCAGCCGCAGGTGATGGCCGCGCTCGACCGCCTCGACGACCGCTCGCGGCAGAACCTCGAGCGCCGCGCCGTCCGCGCGGGCGCCAAGGTGATCCAGCGCCAGATGAGGTTCGAGGGCGACACGCCGGGGCACCCCCACAGCTTCACGAAGGTGGTCGTCAGGGTCTCCAGCTCCATGCGGCGGGGCGGCGTCCCGACCGCGTTCGTGCGCCCGAGGTCGCCGCTGTTCAACATCCTCGAGCCCGGCGCGAGGGCGCACACGATCACGCCCGGCGAGAAGGGCCTCAACTCGTACCGCCCGTCCCGCCCCTCCCCGACGAGGGCCAGGCAGACCGGCCGCCGCGCGCTGGCCGGGCGGAAGGGCGGCTCCGTGTGGCCCGAGAACCACAGCGAGGCCGGGCGCAAGCGGCCCGACGACTTCTTCTCGACCGGGCCCGTCAACCACCCCGGGCTCGCCGCGCGCCCGATCCTGCCCGCCACGATCGCCGCCGCCGGGCAGGCCGCCCGCGACACGATGGCCGAGGTCGTCTTCGGCTGGATGGGCGAGGCCCTGTGATGGACACCGCTGCGGTCGTCGACGCCTGCGCCCGCGTGATCGCGGACGCCGTGTCCGGCCACGTCTTCGCGGCCGGGGTGACCGCCGCCGTCACGGACGCCGCGCCCGAGGTCGTGCCGCTGGCGGACGACTTCGCGGAGGCGGGGCTGCCCGCCGTCACCTGCGCCATGGGCCAGTGGACGCCGACGCTCCAGCCCGGCAACGAGCGCATCCGCATGACCGTCCACGGCGTCGTGTGGCGCCGCCGAGTGCCGCTCGGCGAGAACGCGACCGCCCTGTACGGCGACCGCGACGCCATCGCCGCGGCGTGGATCGCGCACACGAAGGCGTACGGCCCGTCGATGGGGATGGGCGACGTCCAGTCGGCCGTCCTGACGGGCGGGCCCGGCATCGTGCCGCGCACGCTCGCGGGCCTCGCGGCGTACCTGACCCTCCCGTTCACGGTCGAGGTCGTCACCGGCCGGATCGTGGTCCCCCAGCCCGCATAGGAGGCGCGACATGGCAAGGCGAGCAGAGCAGGAGGCGGCGCCGACGTCGCTCCGCCTCGCGTGGGAGGACGGCGGGACGCCCCCGGCCGACGTGCCCCTGCGCGACCTCGACGCGGCCGACCTGTGCCGCGTCCACCGGATCCGCGCCCTGCGCGCCTCGGGCGGCGAGCCCGTGGACGCGCCCACGCCCGTCGAGCTCGAGGCGATCGCCGCGGAGCTCGCAGCCACCGGCGCCTGGAGCCGGGAGCCCACCCCCACCCGCGAGCCGGCCGCGCCGGCGGACAAGGAGTAGCCGGCCATGGTCTCGGAGAACGTCTTCAACATCATCCAGTGGGGCGCCCAGGCGGGCACCGCCTACGCGCCGGGCGTCGCGGTCCCGGCGACCCTGCTGGTCCCCGTCGAGGGCGCGGTCGCCTTCGACCTCGACCGCGCCAGCCAGTTCAGCAAGCAGGACCGCGGGCGCAACGTCCGCAACAGCCCTTCCTCGGGCTTCCACGGCGTCCGCAGCGCGGGCTGCACGCTCCCGATGCAGGCGTCGTTCGAGTACCTCCACACGATGCTCGAGGCGCACGCGGCCGGCGGCGTGGTCGCGTCCGGCGGCCCCGCGTACACCCGCGTCTACCCGTTCGAGGCGGGCACGCCCACGATCGTCCCGGCGACCATCGAGGGCGGCAACACCGACAGCACGCTCCAGCAGGC